TAGTCAAGCTCGTTTTGGATATTTGAAACATCCAAGGTTTCTGAATATACTTCCTTGAATAAATATGGAACATCAAGCTCGGGGAAAAATACTTGTGTTATTTTACAGGCCTCATCAAGGTACAGTGGAGCATTTCTCTTCAATTTTTTGCTGAGCGTAGGTCTCTTGGTCCCTATTCCTTCTGCAATAATTTTTATAGATAGGTTTTTCCTTGCCATTTCTACTCTAAGGTTTTCAAATGCAATCGTAGTCATCTCATCACCAACTTTCGCGCACTGCGTGATTCCAAAAATAGGATATCACGCAGTGCGCTAGATGTCAATAGAAAATTAAAAAAATCTTGCAATGCGTGAAATGTATGCTATAATAGTGATGTGGAGTGATCAGTATGGAATTTTATAAAGCTCTAGATGATGTCATGCAAGAAATGAATCTATCTATACCTGAGGTGGCGAGAAAATCTAACCTTTCCGATTCCACCGTTCGAAGTATTATTAATCGGAAATCAAAAAGAGTAGCCCTTGAAGTGGCGGTTAAAATATCAAACGGTCTAGGCGTACCACTGGACCGGCTTAACGATACTTCATTGGGCCGAGGGGATTTTGCAATAGTTGTTCCAGAAAAAGACACATCTATGCCAATATTAATCAAAAAATCAGAAAAGGAGTCGATCATAAACGAAATTATTTCGCTTAGTGACACAGAACTAAATGAGGTTAAGACTATCTTAAATTATTTAAAGCATAAACGAGAGGACATAGAATAATATGCCTAAAAAAACAAATTGCAACAAAAACGGCAATTCATACTATCGCGTAACTACAACTATCGGCAAGACGCCTGAAGGAAAACCAATCAGAAAAGAATTTTATGGAAAATCAAAGTCAGATGCCGAACAACAGAGAGACGATTATTTATATGCTATCAAGAGCGGTTTATCAATTGATTTCAAAAAGATAAAATTGAGCGTCTTAATGCGCATGTGGCTATTTGATGTGCTTCGTCCATCAGAAATGAAACCTACGACGTTTGATAAGCATGAAGGATTATACAGAAATTACATTAGATCAAGTATAATATCTGATCTTGTTGTCGCTGAAATTCGATCTATACAGATACAGAAATACTACAACACCCTTTATAGTTCTGGCGTTACTCCAAAGACCATTAAGAATATCCATAAAACTTTGAGATATTTCTTTAATTATTGTTTGGCTGGGGATTATATAATCAAAAATCCCTGCTTTAAGCTAAATATACCAGGAAAAATTGAGGAAAAGACCACCAAAGAGATTGACCCTTTTGACGATAATGAAATTAAGAAATTTTCTGCTGCCTTAGCAGGAAATAAGATTGAAACGCTTATCTTGCTCGCGCTTGGTTCCGGCATAAGAGAGGGTGAACTACTAGGATTAAATTTTAACGACATAGATTTAAAGCAATGTACTTTAAACATAAATAAAGAGCTGAAAAGAGTTAAGATCATTTTTGAAAACGGTACGCATGAATATAAGAGGATTTTACAGCCGGCAAAAACAAAAAAAGTGCTCGTATTGCGCCTGTACCTTCAGTGCTTATTCCAATACTGGAATTATATATCAGGAGACAAAAAGAGAAGCTTTTAAAAAATGGGCTATCCTATTATCCTGAGCGTTTTCTGTTTACAACAGATTCATGCGAAAGTATTGATGATAAAAATCTTTTGAGGGCATGGCAAAGGGTTTTGAAGAAAGCCGATGTAAGATATAGGAATTTTCATACCCTAAGACACACTTATGCAACAAAGCTGTTTGAAAAAGGGATCCCTCTAATAACTGTGTCGAGGCTTTTAGGGCATTCCAACGTACAAATAACAGCTGATACATACGAATGTGTCAAGATGGGAGCAACTAATTTTCAAATATTTTTTATGAACCCGAACTCACCAGCCCAAACAATCTCAATTTGCTTCTCACCGTACACCAGCACTTTATCAACCAATAAATCAACGAGTTCCCTGTCGAGCTTTTCAATCGTAAGCAGCGGGCGCAATTCAGAAAGCCTTCCTTCAATAACGTCTTTCCCGGCGCTTATAGCCTCTAACTGCTCATAGAGTTTTTTTAACTCGTCTTTTTTGCGGGCGATAGTGTCATTTATGATGCCTTTCTTTTTCAAAAAAGCATCTTGTGAAACTTTACCGGAAACAAGATCGGTAATATTTTTTGTGACAGATTCTTCAAGAAGCCGGATAGCCCTCTGTTCCGATGTTATTTTGCGCTCGAGGTCAGTTCTTGAAACGCTCTCCTGACGAATGACCGCCAGCTTCATGTCCTCTCGGTCTATCAGAACCGCCGCCAATACCTTGATTGATTCCAGCACAGTGCTTTCAATTTCAGATTGTGTTATGGAACAGTCGGGGCAATCGTAATGATCAGTAAAATAGCGGGTGTTGCAACTGAAATACGGATTGCGCGGATTTGAGCGTTTTAGCGTATGACCGCATACGGGGCATTTAATCTTGCCGTAAAATATGTGGTCAATCGGGATTTCGCCTATTTTTTCCCTTCGGATTCCCTCATGCGCCCGGTCGTATTCGGACTGTGTAACAATCGCCTCATGCGCGTCAGGTACGATAATCCATTCTTCTTTAGGACGCGAAAGGCAGCGGTTAGTCCCCGGATGTTTTACCTGCACCATGTTATGAACGGACGAACCTGTATACCGTATATCATGCAGAATCCGGCCAACAAGAGCGTTATTCCAAAAAGTATAATCCGGGTCTGCCGTTCTCCAACCGCCGATAATCCCATGCTTTTTCTTGTATTCGCTCGGCGTGGGTATGCCCTGCGCGTTCAGAATTATGGCTATTTTCGACAGATTGTTGCCGTCAGCAGCAAGCGAAAATATCAGCCGTACATATTCGGCGCTTTCTTTATCAACATTGATTTTGTTCCGCTCCGAGGCGGACTTCACATACCCGAACAGCGCCCAGCAGCTTAAATACTCGCCCCGCTTCATCTTAACGATTTTGCTTGATAAGGATTTCTGCGCGAGGTCGCGGTTGTAATGCTGGTTTGCGAGGTTTATAACCGCCAGTTCAAGATTTGACAGCGGGTGTTTCAGACTGTCATATCCATTATTTATAGATATAAACCTTATACCCAGCATGACGAGATAATTCATCAAGAGATCGTCAACGTCAATCAGATTGCGGCCTATGCGAGAGAGGTCTTTCACAATGATACATTGCACAGCGCCGCGCTTTATGTCCGTTAAAAGACGCTGGTAGGCCCCGCGGTCTGTATGGCTTCCGCTTTTTCCGTCGTCCACGTAGTCCGCAATATCAACATCGGCGAACTCTTTTTGCGAAGCCACAAAATTATGTATCATCGCCCGCTGGTTTGTAATGCTGTTGCTCTCGTCTTTTGCCTCGTCCTGCTCGGATATGCGAAGATACGCGGCAATGGTGTAAGCGGGCGTTTTCGCGTAGTCGAGGGCGGCGGCGCTGCCCTGATAATTAGCGTACATCAGCCACAACCTCGCTTTCCTCAACAAATCTATTAACTTTTTCAAAATCGTCCGTGAAGTTCAGCGTTACGTCGATTGCCTTTGTGAGAGGGTTCGCTTCTATCCGGTGAATCAACAGTCCGACGACGGCTTTATCTAAAGCCTCAAAGCCGTTAAACTGCTGAAAGTTCGTTAAAAATGCGTTGTGCCGGGCGTCTTCCAAATCATAACCGGTCAATTCCCGTTTGACGAGCTCCACGCTGGCTTCCGCCGCCAGCTTATCACGCTCAAACTTAATCCGCGCAAGCTCAAATTCCCTGCTGTCGAGCAGTCCCGCTAAGTGATGGGTATAAGCCGCCGCCAGCATATCCTCCGCTTTTTTGCTCGCGCGTTGATAATTATTCAACTCTGCCGAGAGGTTCTTTCTCTTGCCGACAATAACCGCGGCGTTGGCTGCTCTCTCCAAAAGCGCATTGATTCTCACGCAGGCGTCCATCCGCTTTTTTATCATGACGGTTATGGTTTCCTCAATTTCCTCTAAGGGAAACCAAGTCGCTTTTTCAAGCCCGGCGGTATGCCGGAGTTCGGCGGCACAGCCGCGGCACTCATAACGATATTTAACTACATTCTTGTTTTTGCGGTAATACAGGCGTTTCAGCGCCTTGCCGCAGCGGGAGCAGAATATTTTACCCGCAAAGATATTGTCGTCCAGCTTATTACCGAGCTTCTTAAACTTTTCGGCGGATTCGTCAAGCAATCCCTGAACGGCGTAAAATTGCGCTTTATCAATAATCGCGGGGTGAGCGTCCTCATGCACGATCCATTCATCCCTCGGCTTTTCGCTGATGTTTTGCCCGTGACGCTCGTATTTCGCCTGTATCTGCCTGCCTGTATAAACCTCGTTTCTCAAAAGACGCCCTACATACCCGTTTTGCCAAATGGTCTTTTTCGCGTCTCTTTCCGAGGTCAGAAAGCCTAATTGATAATAATGGTTGCGCGGGGGCAGCACACCGTTTTGGTTAAGATAGTCGGTAATCTTAATCATGCTGTCGCCTCTTAACCGCATATCGAATATCAGCTTGACGATAGCCGCGGATTCCGGCTCGATTTTCAAGCGCCTGCCGTGGCTCTCCGAAGTAAATAAATATCCGTATGGCGGCAAAGAGCCGAGCAACTCACCCTTTTGCTGCATTAAGACGAACGACGATTTTATTTTAACGCTTAAATCTTTGCTGTACATATGGTTCACAAGGTTTTTGAACAATATCAGCAGCTTTTTCCGAGCCGCGTCGTTTGCGAATGAATCATATTGATCATTCACCGATATAAACCGGACGTTGTACTCGGGGAGGGTATCAAAAAGCAGTTCCCCGACCTCTATATAAGTCCTGCCGACGCGGGATAAGTCTTTTACGACCACGCATTGCACATCGCCGCCCTTTATCCCGTCCAGCAGTTCAGCGTAACCGGGGCGTTCAAAATCCCTGCCCGTGAATCCGAGGTCTGTTATAACGCCGCGCAGGTCAATGTCCGCTTTATCGGAGGCGTAGTCCTGTATAATGGCGGTTTGGTTCTCTATGGAATCCTCCGACCGTTCGCCGTCTACGGAAATCCGGGCATACCCCCATGTAGCGTAGGCAACGGTTTTCGGGGCGACTAATTCCGCCTGCTGGTTCTTCCTGCTCTTTCTCGCCATGTCACATCACCATCCCTTCGGGGATAGTTCTGTTCTCCAGGTCATCTGAAAAATCATCAAACCCGCTGGCGAATCTGTAACGAATTTCAAAATCTTTGTTGTCGTGGACGATAATTGATTGAATCATGCCGACGACGGCGCGGCGGTCAAGTTCCGTAATATTCCCCTGCGCCTTAAACCGTTCTATAAGTTCGCGGGTTTTCGCGTCGTCCGACAAGCGGCCGGCCCCGCCCCGCAGATAAGCGATATGTTTCTCCGCGTTTTCAATCTGGCGGCGAAAATCCTCACGGAACAGCTTATACTCAGCTTCTGTAATAACGCCGTTTATCATATGCTCGCAGGATTTAACAAGATAGCCGTTATATTCCTCTATCAAGCGCAGCGATTTCCCGATCATACCCTCGATTGCGGCCTTTTTGTGGTTTTTAAGTGATTCCAGCCCAAGCCTGCCCGATATGCTGTCTACGGACAGAAGCCCGGATATATGATTTCTGATAGCCGACAACGTGAACTGCTCGACAGCTTTATTGCTGACATTATTGTTTTTGCAAGTGCCGTGCCGTTTATGGGTTGAACAGATGTAATTGATATAGCTCCTGCCGTTTTTCTTTGTGGTTTTTACAGTCATGGGCTGATTGCAAGCCCCGCAGATAAGCAAGCCGGAGAATAATTGAAGCTGCCCCGTTCCTCCCGATACACGCGTGTCTTTTGCCATAAGTTCCTGCACAAGCTCAAAGTCCGGCTCCGATATAACAGGCTCATGGTCGTTTTCATGCACGCTCCACGCCTCGCGGGGTTTGTAAAAATATTTCTTTACCCGGTAACTGGCCTTTGTGCGTTTGCCCTGTTCCAAAACGCCGGTGTAGACCCGGTTCGTAAGTATGCGCCTGATAGCTTTGGCTGTCCACAGAGATTTTTCGTTTATGGCAAAAGGGGTGCTGTACGCCTGTCCCGACGCCTTTTTATATTCGGCGGGAGAAAGAACGCCTTTCGCGTTGAGCGCCTCGGCGATCTGCTGTTCGTTGTAGCCCAACAACTTCCGCTCAAAAATGGTCTTTACGACCTCGGCGGCGTATTCGTCCACAACGAGCTTTTTATCGTCTGACTTTATATAGCCGAAAACGGCGTAATTGCACACAAGCTCGCCGTTTTTGCGTTTGATGGCAAGCTGGGATTTCGTCTTTGTGGAAATGTCCTCCAAAAAAGCCTCGTTGATGATATTCTTAAACGGCACGATTAAACTGTTATTGTTGTCCGACATATCGGATTTCAAGCTGTCATATTGGTCGTTTATCGAAATAAAACGGACGTTTTTTGAGGTAAAGTACCGTTCAATGTATTTTCCCGTTTCGATATGGTCGCGCCCGAGGCGGGAAAAATCTTTGACGATAACACAATTAACCGCGCCGTTTTCGATATGGTTTATCATATCCCTGAAAGCGTCACGGTCGAAGTTTGCGCCTGTGAACCCGTCGTCAGACATGATGCCGTCCAAACGAATATCGGGGTTCCGGCTCACAAAATCGCGGATCATATCCCGCTGGTTTTTGATGCTGTTGCTTTCGTCTTTGTCCCGGTCGTCTTTCGACAGCCGAACATAGCCCATAGCGTTCCACGCCTCGGGCAAGTTCTGTTTTTTCATAGCGGTAATCTCCTTTACATAATATCCAGCGTTGCCCGCAGAATACGCAAAGGGAAAACCGCGTTAGTCCAATAATTATTGTATCATAATTTTTACGCGGCGCCTACGGGCAAATTAATTTTCTTTTTCTGCAAGTTGATTTTTTACGGTTCATAAAGCAAGCCCCTGACCAGAAAGCAAGTATTGTACCAGCCTATCTTCAAAAGTCGCGTTGGTTTTGGCGTATGACGACCGCACGATTATATCGCCGCAGCGGTAGAGGCGAGGATTTTTAATCTGACGCAGGTAGGATTTCTTTTTTTCAGCCTCCGGCAGCGATAAATCAATCTCAACGTCGCGTATGTCCGCGAGTTCGTTTATATCTACGGGCACGTCTGTTTCCGCGCCGTATCCGCAAATCATGTTTTGCATAATGCCTACCCCCGTTCATATTTGAATTTTAACAATCAAAGCCCCACGCTAACCGCCAGCGCCTTATCCACCTCGTTCATGGTTTCGTCGTCCAACGTCCCGATGTATTCCCGCAGCCGCCGTTTGTCCAGCGTTTTTATTTGCTCCAACAGAACCAGCG